GGGATGAGATGAAGAGGGATGAAAAGATGCTACTGCTAACGCATGCGAAGAAGCAAATGAGCCTGATGCCCAAGCAGCTCCTTTAGCTGCAGCCCCAGAAATAAACATAGCAGTCCCTCCTGCTAAACCTAATCCGTTTTCTATGGACACACCATTTTTATACATATCATATAAACTTAATACTGATGCAAATCCTCCTACTACTTGTGCTGCAGTTGCTCCTGCTCCAGTTCCATATACAGACGCTGCTCCTGGACTAAGAGGTCCTCCAAGACCTTGTAAAGGTGGTTTTAAACCTAAAGTAGTTGCTAATTTACTACTTCCTTTAAGTAATGTATATCCTGCATAAGCTGTAGCTATTCCTGCTACTGCTGCATACTCAGCAGGTACTTCAATCCCTTTTACTTTACCAGTTACTCTACTGATTGTCATACCTTTTGGAAGAAGTTCCACAGGCTCAGTAGGTACTGCTTGAGTTAGATAATCTTTTGGTGCAGGTGGTACAATAGGAACTTTACCTGATTCTACTATACCAGTGCCCATACTTTTTATAACACCATCTTCTACAGGTACAGCTACAGATGGTAAATCTTCAGCACCTTTTATAGTTTGTATTTCTGTAGGTAGATTTTCATATTCTTCTCTAGCTACATCACCCTCTGAAACATTTTTTTCAAATGGTGTAGAAGTATCTGGTCCTGTAAATACTCCACCATCTTGTAATCCCATTATGCCTTTTGTTTTGTTCATTATTATATATCCTCTATTTTAAAATAAATCTGAAACATCTTTACCATTAAAAATAATTTCTTCGCCTCTTTCTTTAGCTTCTTTTAACTTTTGATTAAATTCTTTTGCAGTTATTGTATTAACTCCTCCCTGTTTACTTGTGTCTATATTTTCTAAAAAAGAATCTAAACTTGCCATACTATATGTGCCTTGATTATCTCTAAATATTTTTTGAGTATTTTCAGTAATAATATTGACTGAACTACCATCAAATATCTGTATTTGATTATATGTTTCAAGCCCTGTTTCTTTTTGCCATGTTCCTGTAAAACCTTCTTTTTTAAGTGCTTCTACTACATCAGGTTGTTCTAATACATCCCAATTATTATTTGATGTAGCCATTGGACCTTTTAACTGCATACGATCTGTGTATGAATTTTGTATATACGCATCTTTATCTTTTACTTGTTTCCAATTTTTAGAATCTGTAGATATTTCACCTTTTCCTTCGTATAACATTTTATTTATTCTTTTTTTAAATATGGCTACATGTTTTTCATTAAAAGGATCAAAAACATTATCTAATATTTTTTTAGGAATAGATACTTCGTATAAAAATCCACTAGCCCCTGTCTTATCAGTCAAAACTCCTGCATAAGTTCTAGCGTTTTCTACATCTATCGCAAGACTTACAGGGTTATTTTTTACAAAACTTTCTTGAGGCACATTCAATCCTTTATTTGTAGGTCTAGCATCTCCTTTTATGTCATACATTGAATCCCCATGATACATTATGTAATTATCTGTTTTTTCATCTCTAGGTATATTTTGCAGTATATCTTTTCTTGTAGAAGTAGGGCTAATATTAGCTACTTTATTTTTTCTTAGGGTGTTAGCGATAGCTCCTACTACTGTCTCTCCAACACCCCCTAATGCTGCCCCTATTCCTGTCCCTATTGCAGAACCTGCTAGTCTATTATCTGTCCCAAATATTTCTGGAGCACCTGCCCCATATATTCCGCCTTCTATGCCTCCTGCTGCTGTACCTCGTGCTGCCATTTGTTTTAACCCTGCTTTACCTAGAGTTTTATATATTCCTGCTGCAGATGTTAAGCCCCCTGCTATTTCTAATCCTGCAGCAGTTAAAGGATTTTCAATTTCAAAGGTTTTCATTTCATTTTTAATAATAGATTTATTTTCTTCGTAAGTTTTATCTCCTAATTTAGAACGAACATATGCTTCTATCTCATCTCCAAAACCTAAAGCAACTCCTTGCCCTAAAAGAAACCTTAAACTTTGTGTAAGATCATTTCTATTCTTATCTCTTTCTTCTGCACTAATCATTCCGCCTGTAGCTAGTCCATAAGAAGTGTCCCCTCTTTGTTTTATTTTTTCCATTTGTTCATCTAGTTTTCTTTTCTTTATGGCTTCTATTTGTTCTTCGCTACGAGGATCAAAATAGGTTCTTCTATTACCTTCTTCGTCAAAATCACCATATAATTCTAATTCTTCTTCTAATTTATTTCTATCTTCTATAATAGTTGTTCTAAGTTTTTGTAATTCTTTTTCTGCAATATCTTTACTAGGATATCCTACACTAAGACCTGTATCAATAGCTTCTTGATTTAGTTTAAATATATCTTGTGGTGTCTTCATTTGACTTTTTGTTACAGGATCATAAGAAGGTAGTATATAATGTTTACCATCTCTTTCTACAGTAGATAATAACATTGTATTAGTTTGACCTTGTTCATCAATTCTTTGTAGATTATTGTCAAGTACATTACCGTGATAATGTTCTAAGTATCTTTTATTTAATCCTGTTGTAGTGCTGTAATTAAAGGTATCACCAAATGGAGTAATTGTTCCGCCTGTATTTAATTTAGGAATATCATTTGAAGTTTTTATTGCTTTAATAATACCTCCTGAAGAAGTAACAGAATCTTCTCCAAAAACTTCTTTAACAGAAGAAACATAATCTTTTAAAGGTAAATGTGCTTGATACCCTTTTACAGTAGCTCCTGCTTTTTTCTTAGGATCTCCGTATACAGTAAAAAAAGCTTCTCCATTTTCTTTTAAAGCATTGTGTGCTTGTTCTATAACTTTTAATCTGTTAGCTTCTTCTGGTATAACATTTAAAGTATTAAAAGAAACAACTTTATCTGCTTGTCCATCTCTAACAGTTTCAACAACAGCTCTATTATGTTCTAAAGACCTATTAAACGGATCATAAACTTTTACTGTTACATTTTTTTCTTTTAAAGTATCGACAGCGTTATCAAATCTTCCTCCTCCTATATCAAGAACTACATCCCCTTTTTTAAAAGTATTGTTTTTTATTAATTTAGTATATCCTTGTGGAAGTTTGCTAACATTTATAGATGTATCAGCAGATGTTATAGATTGTTCAGGGTATTCCCATAAACCTGTTTCTGAACGAGTACCTCTTTCTGCAAATTCTTTACCTAGCTCATATGCTTCATCAGCTATTTCATTTTCAGTTTTTACAGGTTTATTTACAGGCGTGCTTACAGGCGTAGTCTTTGACCTACCGCTTTTTATAGCGTCATAGATTTTAGATCCTTGCTTAACTATCTGTTTAGTTACAGGTCCTACAACCATATTAGGCTATTTCTTTGTCTGGGCTTACTAGTCCTTCTGGATCAGGAGTTTCTTGAGGACTTACTAATTGTCCTTCTTGGTCCATTGCAGTTAATCCTTCAAGAGCAGATTTTCTCATTTTTTCATACTGAGCTAAACCATGATACCTAACTACATTAGCAGGTACTACTAGTTCTCCTTCAGATAATAGCACTAATTGATCGTCTGCTACTTCTTCTGCTGTAGCTCCTGGTGGTGCTACTTCTATTCCAAGGCTTTCTGCTTCCTTAGCCATTTCTGGTGAAACAGAACTTGCATCTTCCATTGCAGGTGGTGGTGGCATACCTCCCATAGGTAGTGCTATATTTCCTTCCTGAGCTTTTCTCAAATTTAAATATGTGCCTCCACCTCTTACTGCCGCAATAGGTGTCCTTACCATATTATTAGGTTTTTTTGTTAAGTTTGCCATAGTATTTCCTCCATTATCTGGCGTAACTAAAGGATTAGCTGTTTTATTTTCTTCTAACAACTTTTCCCTAGATTTTAATTGTTCTATATAGGCATTTTCATTGCCTCCACCGCCAGATACATTTTCAATATCTAATGGTTTGTTTTCTTTAGAAGGAACATCTCCTCCTGCTAGTGCTCTAGTCATTCTCATCTATCTCTCCTTAGCTGATTGATTTGCTTCTTCTCTAATAGTCATAAACCTTTGAAGCTCTTGTATAGAACCTTGTAATACATGTATCTTACAATGGTCTGTTTCCCTACATAGATTCTGCATTTGAGTATCTATTCTTTCCTGAGCATATTGAATAAGAGCATCATTATGCTTAGGATCATTTACGCAAGGTAATAATTTTTTAGCTATGTCTGCTTTCATTATTGTACTCCTTCAGGAAATACGGGTGACTGCCCTGCAAAACCAGGCATCTCTGGTTCAGGAGCTGCTCCAGGTGCTACATTACCATTACCTACTCCTGCAGGACTAGCTGCTGAAGTTGTTCCTCCGCCTTGTACTGAAGGCGGTGGTGTTGTATTACCTGGTTGAGCAGGCATCATACCTGCTGCTTTTAATATTTCTGCTTGTTTAACTGCTTCTCTTTCATCATTCACAAACTTCTCAGAATCTAAATCAAATGCGTGAGCAATCTCTCTTAGTATAACTGGGAACTTGATAAAAGGTGCTAGTGTAGGATTAGAGCCTATCTGCATAAGTTGTAATAGTCTTTGACTTCTTACTTCATTACGCATAAGACTTTCTGTACCTCTAGCTTTTACTTCGATGTCTCCTTTTATTTCAGGATTAAAATTAAACTGTTGATTGAACGCATAAAATGCTTCTCCCATAGGCTGTAATAGATAATCGTCTATGTTTTTAATTACAGTTTTAATAGAAAGCTGTGCTGCTCCCATTAACATCGAAATACCTGATGCAGTTCTACCTACTCCTGTTACTCCTGTTTGACCATGAGAAAAGGATGGTATACCTGTAGCTTCATCGGAGAGCACTCTGGCTTTATCAAACATTTGCATATTTTGATTAGATACATTTGGGTAACTTGTAGCAAATAATGCTTGTCCAGGTGCTCCACCTTGTCTTCTAAATATCTTGCCAGGATATAATTCAAGATCTTGTCCTGGCACAAGATTTGTTTCGTCTATCTCGAATATAAGGTTTCCTGATAACACAGCGTTATCTACAGCCATACGCATAAAGCCGTTCATTAACTGTTGTGTATCAGACATATTTTCTGCTAGACCTACTCCATAAAAACTATATGGATTTAGCTCAAAAGGAGCAGCAAAATAAGGAATACGATTAGGCACGAAAGGGTTAATCGCCAATCTAAGGATTTTACCATTTCCCACCCAAGCGTTAATTTGGACAGTATCCATGTCGGCATACTCGTCAGGGATATCGAGTCCTGCATCTTCTGCCATGTCTCTGTCAATATTTCCCCAATACTCGTAAACTTCAAACCTATCCACGCTATAACTTTTTGAATCTTCATCTTCAACTTGTGTCTCCCACCATTTACGGACATAATTAGTGCCCATGTCTATACATTCATCAATAGCTTCACTATCAAAGAATGGTCGTTTTTTAAGCCCCCTTAAATCAGAATGCGAAAGTTTATGTCTTTGAACTATGTATTCTGCTTGCTCCATATTCTTAGCGTCTGGATCAGGGTAAAAATTCCAGACAGAAACAAACTCAAGTTTAGGTACTGTTGTAATTCTTGGGCTATAGGCTACTTTGCCATTTTCATCTTCTTCCCAATTAGGTGTTTCTTTATCTACAGCAAAAGGTCCTTTTAATACTCCTGTACCAAATAAAGACATTTCAAAAGCTGCAGAACGCAAATGTTTAGACGCAGAAGATTCTTCTAACTGATCTAAAATAGTTTCTTCCATTCTTTTTGCTGCTTCATCTGCAGGATGATATGTTATAGAAGTATGTGTTAATCCTGGACCTTCTTGCACATTAGGTAAATCTTGTTCTAATCTTTCTCTTAAAGTTTTGTTAGTAGCTCCTGGTGGTAAATCATTACCATCGCCTGGATATCCATAAGGAGATTTATTTTGGCTTTCTGGAGACAGAGGATCAAAATGTAATTCTTTATCTATGCCTTCAGGTATTCTAGTAGATTGTATTCCTATAGGAAATTTTTGTCCTGCAAATAATACATCTGTTATCTGACCATAAGCAGCCATTACTTTAGTCTTAGTTACTTTAATAAATACTTGACTTTTTTCACTTTCTGTAAATTGATTATCACTACCATATAAACCTCTATAGTTTCTATAGGATGTTAGCCATCTTTTTTCTTGATCATATCTAGCATCTTCTGAACGCCCATAAGCACTTTTTACATGAGATGCTAAAGTGTTTCCCTCTTCATCTATTGTATCTGCTGCTCCTAATGATTCTTCTAAATTAATATTTTCTTCAGCCATTTTTTGTCCTTCTAATATCCAAACGATTGATCGAATGGTTGCCATCTTTTAGGTTGATGTTCTGGGTTATAATCAAACACTGACCTTGGCACTGGTCTTGACATGATACCATAACGCAAAGCATCATAGCCATGATCATAATCTATTTTTGTATTAACATCTTCTGGGTTATTCTTATCTAAAGGTATTTGAGGTAGCTCTGCAATTAACTGTGTACAATTCTCAAAAAACTCTATACTTGCTTCTCCCATATCTTCGTCAACTCTCAAAAGTCTATGCAGTTCATTTTTACCTGCTATGCGACTTCCCTTGGTTCTATCGGATGGTCTCCATCTACATCCTCGTTGGACCATTGTTTCTGCAATACTTGGTCCTGTTTGACCACGCTGTTGCCAACATGATGAATCGAGGACTCCGTATGTAATATTTTCGTTCCCTGCTTTATGCTCGATATCGAGAATGATATCTGCGAGCTCTTCAGCAGTTTTTTTACGAACATAAAGTTCTCTATATACCGTGATCTTACCATCAGGTCTAGCAGCCATCCACAAAACGACAGACCAACTACTATACCCATAATCACAAGACCGAAATTTTCTCCATGACCTCGGAATGTCATAGGGTTGAACAACATGCTTATCTCTGGAAAATTCATTAAACGCAGCTCCTTCAGCTATATCCCATGATCCCTCCAAAAGTTGTTTCCGTTGTACTTCTGGTAGAGATAATAGGTTTGCCTCATACTCACCTGACTCAGCTAAATAAGGATTATCCGATAGCTTTGCAGGAATGAATCTACGCCTAAAAAGAGGATTACCTTCTTTTTCATGTCCTTTCGGCCACTTTAAAGTTTTTCCAGACTCTATATCCGTAGCATCAAATGCTCTATTGAAAGGAGAAGGATCAATAAACATTTTCTTTACCCATATATGACCAGGACCACCTGGGTTACTCGTAGCTCTCATATAAATAGGTAATTTAGGATCTGTTGTTCTAAGTCTTGATCTTAAATAGTCCCATGCGTAAGGAGTAGGATACTGTGTGAGTTCATCAACCCCAATCCATGTAAATGCTTGTCCTTGATATCGCAGAACATCTTTGTCTTGTTCTAGATATGTCATCCAGATTCTAGCCCCAGAAGGAAAAGTCCATAAAGACTTTCTTTCACTCCAATGTGCCCCTTTAAATACTTTAGGGTACATATCTTGACTTTTCTGTACCAACTCTCTTAATTCGTCATTAGTTCTACGAATTATTAATGCAGAGTGATTTGGATTATCACAATATCTTAAAACATCTGCTAACAAGGCATAAGATTTACCTCCGCCTGCTGCACCCCCATATAATACTTCTCTTTCGTTAGATGCCAAAAACTCTGTTTGAGGACCAGAGTTTGGCTTAAAAATTATAGGTTGTTCTTCACGAACTTCTTCTTCTACAACTTTCAATTTCTTTTCAGCGTGTTTTAGTTTGCGTTTAGCTACTTGCGTTGCTTTTTTTGCGTTTGTAAGCTTCTGCTTCTGCACTGAGGTCTTCTTGCGTTTCCTCTGCTGCCTTGGCTTTGGCTTGTCTCCATCTAATACGAGCTGCTTCACTTCTTTTGTCACTTAATTCCTTTTTTGCCATTTTATAAAGGGCTACATGTGATATCTTTCTACCTGTTTTAGCTGATAACCACTTTGCTACTTCTCTGTAGCTTGATCCTTTTAAATACTCTTTTGCTTTTTCTAAATATGCTAATTCTAACGGTACTTCTTCTAATAAATCTGTAGAGCCTTCAACTAACTTCCATCCATACGGTATTGTAGATGAAAGTCTTCTTTTATATATCGTTTGTTCCTTCTTCTGTTCCATCTTGTTCATCGTTTTTTCTAGGTAATAGAAAAATTCCTTGTGGAGCTTTTACTTCAACTTTATCTGTCTTGCTTACGCCTATTCTATCTAATACATCTTTTGCTGCAGCTAGTTTATCTCTGTTGCCCATTTCTACTGGCTCGTCTATAACACCTACAATAGCCATTGCTGCTTTTGGTGCATTTGCTGCTAAATAATTTTTAGATGCTGCTATAATATCTTCTTCGCATCCTTTTAATACATCGCTTATAGAAGTGTTTTTTGAATATTCAGCCATGTCCATAGCTGTTCTATAATTGCCTTGTGCTTCTCCGAATAATGCTTTTATAAACATTTGTTGTTTGGGAGTCAAGTTATCCTCCTATTACTATTTGTTCTACGACAGTTGTTACTGTCAAATCATCAGCAGCTCCTGCTGTAGCAGTTATC